GAGAGCGGATCGAAAGAGATGCGCGCCGGGCCCGCCGCAAGTCAGGTGGAGGCTGGAAATTTCGCGATGCTGCGCGGCGCCTGGAACCAGCTGTTCCTGGAGGAGCTGGAGGCGTTTCCCCTCGGCACTAAGGACGATCAGGTGGATGCGCTGTCGCGCGCCTTCACGCTGCTGACCGAGCTGGGCCCGCCATCGCGGCGCCTGGCGCTGCCCATCATGGCGCGTTGAGATCTGAGCGGAGCTCATGTTCCAGACGATTTGCGACCTGATCCCGCGCGACACGGACTATCCGCCGCGGGTGCGCAGGCTGGATATCCTGCGGCGCGTACTGGAGGGCACGTTGTACGACGTGCTGCCGTTCGAGTTCCACGACGAGCGCAATGGCGCGGGTGAATATATCCCGTTGCGCAAGCGGCGCCCGAACGTGCGCTACGCGCTGGCCCGGATCGTGGTGGAAGATTCCGTGGCACTGCTGTTCAGCGAGGGGCATTTCCCAACGATCGACAGCACTGACCGCAATGTGCGCGACGTGCTGGCGGACGTGGTGAAGGAGTGCCGGGTCAACGAGGTTATGGTGCAAGCGGCGATCCGCGGCAGCATCGGCTCGGTGGCGATCCTGATGCGGGTGCTGCGCGGGCGGCTGTTCTTCGAGGCGCTGGACAGCGTCTATCTGACTCCGCGCTGGAAGCCCGATGCGCCGGACGAGCTGGATGACGTGGTTGAGCGCTACAAGGTGGCGGGCAGCGTGCTGATCAGCCAAGGATACGAGCTGGACGATCCGCGCGCCGATTATTGGTTCATGCGGACTTGGGACAGTGAGCGCGAGACCTGGTTCTTGCCCTGGCCAGTGAGCAGCGCAGCGCCGCCTGTAGTGGACGAGAACCGCTCGGTGCAGCACGGGCTGGGCTTCGTGCCGCTGGTCTGGGTACGCAACCTTCCGGGCGGCGACAAGGTGGATGGCGGCTGTACGTTCCGCGCCGCGATCGAGACCGGCATCGAGATCGACTATCAGCTCAGCCAGGCAGGACGGGGGCTGAAATACAGCAGCGACCCCACGCTGCTGATCAAGGAGCCCGCCGGCCTGGACGGAGAGATGGTGCGCGGCGCGGGCAACGCCCTGGTGGTCTCGGAGAAGGGCGACGCCAAGCTGCTGGAGATCGGCGGCACCGCGAGCCAGGCTGTGATCGAGTACGTGCGAACCCTGCGCGAGCTCGCCCTGGAGAGCGTGCACGGCAACCGCGCCGATGCATCCAAGCTGAGCGCGGCGACCTCCGGCCGGGCGCTGGAGCTGATGAGCCAGGGTCTGGTTTGGCTGGCCGATAATCTGCGCGTGAGCTATGGCGAGGGGGCGTTGCTTTCGTTGGCCCGCATGGTGCTGCGCGCACGGCAGCGCTACGCCCTGCGCGTGATGGGCGCAGCGCTGCCGGAGCTGGACGAAGACGCGAGGCTCTGGCTGAAGTGGCCGCGCTGGTATCCGCAATCCGCCGAGGAGCGACAGCAGGACGCGCAAACGCTGTCCACGCTGGCCGCAGCCGGGCAGATCAGTCGAGAGACGGCGGTAAAGGCGATCGCCGATACCTACGATATCGAAGACGTGGGCGCGGAGCTGGACCGGATCGCGCAGGAGCGCCCATGACGCCGCGTACGCTTGCTGATCGGTTGGGGCGGCTCGATGTGAGGGGCGCGATGCGCATGGCGGTCGGGCAGGCAGCCGACCGGCTCGTTCATGAGGTACGCGCACGGCTGTCGCAGCCACCAGGCGAAAACGCGCCTTACCCGGCGCTGCGCACCGGTGAGCTGCGGGCCAGCATCGGCGCACATGTTGAGGATGTACCCGGCGGCGTCGTCGCGCGGATCGGCAGCACGAGCGACGTGGCGGTATACCAGGAGCACGGAACAACAAAGATGCCGCCGCGACCTTTCCTGGCACCAGCGATCAAGGAACTCGGGCCGGCAATCAACGAGGAGATCGCCGCCGCCGTCGTGGCTTCCTTCGTCATTCCTTAGACGCATCAATTTCCTGCCGACCGGATCGCCTTGACCGACCGCATACGCAGAGGATGTTGGCACACCATGACCGGGACCGATGCTGCGCCTGAAGAGACGATCGATGTCCTCCGCGCGCGGGCCGAACTATTGGAACGGCAGCTTCAGGAAGCTGCCTCCAGCCATCAGGAACGGCTGATCCGTGCCGAGCTGAAAGCCGAGGCCATCCGGGCCGGCATGGTCGATCTGGACGGGCTGAAGCTGTTGGACCTGAGCCGAGTGCGGCTGGGCAAATCCGGTGAGGTTGAAGGGGCGAGTGCGCTGATGGCGGAAGTTCGGCAGAGCAAACCTTGGCTGTTCAATCACGGCAGTTCTTCCAGCTCGGCCGTCCCGCCGCCAAGCACACCGCCGCAGCCTAAATTGGCAACCGAAATGTCGGATGAAGAATGGCGCGCCGCCCGGCAGGAGCTGTTGCGCCGGCGCTAGCGATCGCTAGGACACCACGCGAGGCGCCGCCGAGCGGCGCGGGGGAGGCACTACTTCTTCTTGGCGGCAGCCTTCTTTGCCGGAGCCTTTTTGGTCTTGGCCGTCTTGGCAGCCGTCTTCCCGGCAGTGGCGCCGGCCTTCTTCGCAGTGGCCATGAGTGGTTCGCCCTTTCATTGCGGACAACCCCCACGATACCGGGACGCCAGCGATTCGTTCAAGTAATAACAACAAATTTGTGAGAGCAAATCGTCGGAAGGCCCCTTCCGGTCAGCTCGGCTTTGTGGGGCGGCTCGGCTCGCTGCGGATCATGCCGAGATGGGCGGACAGGGCACGCACCAGTTTCTCGACTTCGGGCGCGGGAAGAACGAAGCCGACCGGACCGAAGGCCGGATGCTGGAATGCAAGCATCGAACCTTCCGTCAACGCCTCCGGCTGCACGCGCCAGCGCGGATCCACAATCGCCTTGATCTCGGCGCTCTCCAGCGGCGGAGCCGGCACATTCGCCAGCAGCCGGGCGCGGGCGACGCCGAGCGCGTTCATCAGTGTGGTGAGCTGATCGAGCGTTAGATCGATTGCTCCCTCCAGCCCGCTTGCGGGCAGGAAATTCAGGCGTGCGTGCGTACCATCCTCGACGAGCGACACGCTCATCCGTGGTTCCGCCATTCAACGTCCTCCGATCGACCGCGCGCAGCCTAGCACTTCCGGCCGGCGTGCCGCACGCGCGGAAACGCTTCGACCAACGCCCACTGGGAATCGCAGACCCGGGGCAACCAGCAAGGGACCATCATGGGCATCCAGAACTTCCCCGCCGCGCTGCAGCCGATCATTCAGCAGGGTTTCCTGGAGCGCGAATTCCAGCAGGCGCTGCGTTCCCGCCTCGGATACCGGGCTTGCGCTGATCGTGAGGAATTCGCTGTCGGCATCGGCGAGACGCTGACCAAAACGCGCGTTGGCCTGAAGCCGTCTGTCACCACACCGCTGGCGGCGGCGACCAATACCAACCTGGACAACGGCCTGACGCCGATGACCTGGAGCGTCGAGCAATATACGATCGCGATCAACCATTACGCCGCTACCACCGACCTCAACATGGTGACGAGCCGCGTCGGCATCGCCAGCCAGTTTCTGCAGAACGCCTATGTCAACGGCGAGCAGGCGGCACGGTCCCTCGACGAACTGGCGCGCAATGCGCTGTTCAGCGCCTATTTCGGCGGCAACACACGGGTGCGCACCAGCCTGACCTCGGCCGGGCCGAGTGTCTCGGTCGATGATATTCGCGGCTTCACGACCGTGTTCGTGAACGGCGCGCAGACGCCAGTGGGCACGTCCACGCCGTTGACGGTGACGGTGGGGGCCAGTGCCTACACGTTGATCGGCGCTGTGGCGGATGCCAGCAACGTCTCGACCACGCCGAGCGGCATTTCCGGCGTGCTTACCTTCTCAGGCAACGTGACCGTGGCCGACGGCACGGCGGGGAATGCGGTCCAGTCAGCAATCGCTGCCGTGATTGTGCGGCCAAATGGACGGTCGACCGCCGCGGCGCTGGCGGCCGGCGACACGCTGACCATGTCCAACCTGCTGGACTGCGTTGCGGCGCTGCGTAAGAACGCAGTGCCAACGATCGATGGCGTCTACAACTGCTATCTCGATCCCGTCAGCGCGCGGCAGCTGTTCGCGGATCCCGACTTCAAGCTGCTGTTCCAGGGCGCGACGAGCAGCAATGCAGTGTTCCGGAACGGCGTGGTGAGCGATTTTCTGGGTCTGCGCTTCGTGCCAACGACGGAAGCTTACGTCCAGCCGCATCCAAGCTTGCCCGGCGCCTTCATTCGCCGGCCGATCGTGTGCGGACAGGGCGCGCTGATTGAAGGCGATTTCGCCGGCATGGCGGAGAGCGATGTAGCGCCGAAGGACAGCCTGATCTCGATTGTGGACGGGATCGCGATGGTGACGCGCGAACCGATCGATCGGCTACAGCAGATCATCGCCCAGTCCTGGTACTGGATCGGCGGTTTCTGTGCGCCCTCGGATACCGGCACCAATCCGACGACGATCCCGACCGCCACCAACGCCGCGTTCAAGCGCGCGGTGATGGTGGAGCATCTGGGCTGAGCCGGCGACAGCCCTCATGCTGAGCGATACCGAGCGCACCGATGTGCGCCGCTTCTGCGGCTATCCGGCGTATGGCGCCGGTGCAGCGGGCAATATGGGCTGGCGCTTCTACCAGGCCTACGGCGCACTCGAGTATCGCATGAGCAATCTGAGCGACACCGAGCTGACCGTGGTCCGCCAGTTCCTGGCGACGCTGCGCGCGCTGGAGGCGACTGTGCCTGCGGCGGCGGACAATCTGGATACCGACCAGGCGGCTGTCTGGACGCGCAATCGTGACGAGGTGCGCGACCGGCTGCGCCTGCTCGGCACTTGGAGCCGCCGGCTCTGCGCTTTTCTGGGCGTGCCGCCAGGCGAAGGGCTCGAGCAAACGGCGGGCGTGGCCTGGATCGTGTGATGCTGCAGGACGACATCCAGGATCGCATCAGCAAGGGCATGGGGATCGCCGCGAAGCGGCTGGGTGGGCCGTGCATGCTGTTTCGCCCGACCGGTCCTATGAACCCGTTGGACGAGGCCAACTGCGTATTGCGGCTTCCGGCGAGCTTTAACGCGGAGAACCCGTCCTATGCGAAGCCGAACGGCTATGGCCGTGCCTTGTGGTTCGGCGTGTTCGACAGCGCCTACACGCGGGCCGGCGACTATCTGACGGGCGTGCAAGGGATGTTCTTCATTGCGGCCCAGCAAAAGCTGCTACCGGTGCTCTGCGTTCTGACAAACCGCACGGTGTCGATTGCGCGGCCGGGCGCGCCGGCGATCTCGGGTCCTGGCAATTACGGTGGCGTGACCTCAGCCAGCTTGGTTCCACTGATTGTGAATTGGCCGGTCTCGATCATGACATATCGCGGCGGAGAGAGCGGCACGCTGCCTTCGGACGCGACGATCCCGTTCTGGTCGATGCTGCTGCCAGCCTTGCCGACGGCGTTGCAAGGCGCGGATATCGTGACCGACGACTTAGGCCGCCGATTCACGATCTCGGCCGCCGAGCAAAGCCACCTCGGGTGGCGCTGCATCGTGCGCCAAGCGGCGATCTGATGGCCGATCAGTCCGACGTGGAGAATGCGCTGGTCGCAGTGATCGCCGACGCGCTCTATCCGAGCGGAATAAGCTCAGCATCGGCGATTGGCGCGCCGTGTCGCGTGTACCGCGGCTGGCCGGTCGCGACGGCGCTCGCGGCCGACTTGGCGGCGGGAACGGTAAACGTGACGGTGTTCCCAATCGAAGGCGCGATGCGCAACACGACGCGCTGGGCGCAGACCTGGCTGACCACACCGGCCGTGCCGAAGCTGACCGTAAGCGTGGTGGGCGAGACCGCGACGTTCGACGGAAGTGCCGATGCCGGCCAACTCGCCGGAGTGCTGGTGGACGACGTACCTTATGTCTATCGCACCCAGGCCGGCGACACGCCGCCGCTGGTGGCCGCGGCGCTGGCGGCCCTGGTGCAGACGGACCGCATTGCGCAGCTTGCGGATGCCAGTGTGACCGTGCCGGGGTGCCGGCGCTTCGTGGCGCGAACGGTGGCCGACGCGCCAGGGTTGCTGGAGCTGCGCCGGCAAGAACAGGAGTTCCGAATCAGCGCCTGGTGCCCGACGCCGGCGCTGCGCGACGCGGCGAGTGCGGCCATCGACGTTGCCCTATCCGCGGGGCGTTTTATCGCGCTGCCCGACGGCAGCACCGGCCGGCACCGCTTCGTGCGGACCGTGAGCTTCGACCGCAGCGAAGATGCCAACTTGTACCGCCGCGACCTGATCTATGCGGTGGATTACCCGACGACGCTCGCCGCGCTCCAGCCGGTGATGCTGTTCGGCGACATGCGGTTCGCTGGCGCCGACGTCTATTCCTGACGGAGAACAGAATGACCCCCATACTGGTGGTGGTGCGGCCCTTCGGGTCGTACCAGCGCGGCGACGTGATTTCGGATCAAGCCGAGATCGAGCACGTACTCGCCAGCGAGCACGTGGGCGACGTGGTGCGCGTGCTGCGTGAGGAGGGCTGAGCGATGCCGATCGTTCAGCAGGGCGCGATCAATACCACGGCGCTCATCGTTCCCGATCTCTATGTGGTCATCGTTCCGCCGCAAAACCTGGTGCTGAACGGCGTGCCGACGAACGTGATCGGCGTCGTCGGCACCGCGAGCTGGGGGCCAGTAAACCAGCCTGTCGTGGTCGGCACGATGGCCGAATACGCGGCGAGCTTCGGACCGGTGGTGAACCGGAAATACGATATGGGCACCCATATCGCGACGGCCGTGCAGCAAGGCGCGTCTGCGTTCCGCTGCGTGCGCGTGAGCGACGGCACCGATGCGGCGGCGAGCTATGCGATCTTCTACGCCAATTCCGCCTATCCGGCGTTGCTGACCGCCCGCTACAGCGGATCCCTGGGCAATCAGGTGAGCGTGATGCTGGCGCCCGGCGCACAGCCGAATACGTGGCGGCTGACGCTGGGGCTGCCCGGGCAGACACCGGAAGTGTTCGACAACATCCCTGCGCCGACGCCGGCGGCGTTCTGGTCGAACCTGGTGAACGCCGTAAACAACGGACAGGGGCCGACGCGCGGGCCCTCCATGCTGGTGGTGGCCTCGCCTGGCTCGGCGACCGCCACGCCGCCGCAGTCGTTCAGCACGCTTCAGTATCTCTTGAATGGTAGCGACGGCGCATCCGGTGTTTCGGCCGCAACACTGGTGGGCGTGGATACGCTGCCACGCAAAGGAATGTACGCGCTGCGGGGCCAGGGTTGCTCGATCGGCGCGCTGGCGGATACCGATGATCCGACGACGTGGACCGCGCAAGCCGGGTTCGGGTTGCAGGAAGGCCTGTACATGATCCTGACAGGTCCGTCTGGTGACACGATCACCAACGCCGTCAGCACGATGCAGAGTACCGGGCTGAGCAGCTACGCCGCGAAGTTGATGTTCGGCGACTGGATCTGGTGGAACGATCCGGTGAACCAGGTGACGCGGCTGGTGTCGCCGCAGGGCTTCGTCGCCGGGCGGCTCGGCAATCTTTCGCCCGAGCAGTCGAGCCTGAATAAGCAGCTCTATGGCGTGGTCGGTAGCCAGAAATCCGGCACACCGGGATCGGGGCAGGCGACCAGCTACTCCAGCGCCGAGCTGCAGACGCTGTTCCAGTCGGGAATCGACGTGATCGCCAATCCGCAACCTGGCGGCGCTTACTGGGGCGTGCGCTGCGGGCACAACACCAGCAGCAACCCGGCTGTGAACGGCGACAACTACACGCGGATGACCAACTACATCGCAGCGACTCTGGCGGCCGGCATGGGCGTGTATGTCGGCCAAGTGATCAATGCGACGCTGTTCCAGCAGATCCGCGCCACCTTGCTCTCCTATCTGCAAAATCTACTCGGACAAGGCATCCTGGGCAGCGCGGATGGAACCCTTCCGTTCAGTGTGGTGTGCGACGCGAGCAACAATCCGCTGAGCCGCACCAGCCTGGGCTATGTGCAGGCCGACGTGCAGGTGCAGTACCAGTCGATCAACGAGAAGTTCATCGTGAATGTCGAGGGTGGCCAGACAGTGACGGTGAACGTGCAGACCCTGCCGAGCGGGCAGGCGTCCGTCTGAGGAGATTGAGCGATGCCTGCAACCAATTTCTCACTCGGCCGCGACTGCCAGCTTGTCGTAATGGGTCCGTTTGGACGCATCGACCTGACCCATGTGACCGGGTTCGAAAGCCGGCAGATGACGCATCCGGTCCGCGTCGACCGGCTGGACGGCATGCAGCTCGGCGCTGAGCTG